CAAATGGCCCGGGATACTCTCCTGTGTCCTCCTGTATACTACGAGCAGAACCGGTTTAAGCCGGCCAGGCGACAGTTGGGGAAGCATGAGCCTTTCGGCTCTGCTTCCTTCTGTCGGACGGCCGGCAGAGAGCCAACTGAGCTGGGGACGAACCTAAATAGTTATGGAGCTAATCCCTCCAAAGACTACTAGGTATCCCCAGTCTCGGTTGGTTCGTTATCGGACTGTAAGTCGTATACTCTTGCACGGGGCAATGCCTCGTGACTCACCTAGGACGAAACGATATGGGCAACAAAACTAAGACCAGATACGTCTCATTTCGAGGCCGAGTCTGGAAACAGTTGGTAGACCAACCTCTTCAGCAATTTGTTAACGGGCAAGTCGTCGCTCTGGGTTATACCAGAACTGGCGGCGACAACCCGAAATACAGGTTTCTGATAAAGGCTGGATTGAATGCTACCAATTCGATGTCCGTGAACGTTTCGAATGCTGAGTCTAGAGACTTCCGGTTCAAAGTATATTTCCGGGGTTCTGCTAGTCCCAGTAGTCCTGACTACTATAAAGTGAGTACTTATGGACATGAAGGCGTTTTCTTAAACGTCAACATGCCCTTGGGGATCTCATCGCATAGTGGATCATCCTCGATGAGTAAAGCATGTGCGAATGCCATCAGGATCCTAAATACGAAGATCACTCGACGCCGACGCCAAGTTATGGGGTTGGTTGTCGTAGGTGAGCTACGTAAAACGATAATGATGGTAGTTAAGCCTGCGAAATCCTTAAGACAGAAAGTGGACACGTATATCAAGCGTGTGAGGAAACTCACGAAACGCAAGACACGTGGAAGCGATCTTATTAAGGGGCTAGCAGACACTTGGTTAGAAGCTCAGTTCGGCTGGAGACCTCTCCTTGCTGACTTAGAGGACGGAGCCCTCGCCGTGGCGCGCGTGTGTCAGAAGGATTCCCTTAATAGGGAACAATTCCGAGCATTCGCCCAGGATGAGTCACCCGTCTTGACGAGCGAAGGGGCTGCTAATGCTGTCGGTTTTGACGCAGGGTCCCGGGCAGTTTACCGGATAAACCGCTATGTCACTAACCGAAGCATGTGCATCCTCTACGGTCGTTTCTCTACCAAGATCCAAAACTCCAGTAACGTAGGTCTCTATGCGAGTAGATTAGCTCAACTCAGTGGTTTTACCACCTGGGAAGATGTTATTCCACAAGCATGGGAACTTGCGCCATGGAGTTTTCTCGTCGACTACTTTACAAATGTAGGCGACGTACTCGAGGGTTGCGCCAACCTGGTAAATGGCATAGACTGGATATCAGAAGTGCACATAACCGAGACAGAAGATGCTCGGAACTTTGTGCTCGATGTAGATGTCCTGAAAGCCGATCTACCAGGAAGATACCTAACCCACGAGGGTCTTAACACGCTCATGCTACAGAGCTACAAATCGATTTCCCGCCAGTCTTACTCTGGTCCAATTCAGCCAGAATTAAGATTTAGTTTACCGGATGGCTTGCAGTGGTTGAACATCGCTGCTTTAGTCGCCGGGGGAAATTCTCTTCAAGCCTTTTCAAAACGATAGGATGAACACCAATGAGAACTGAAGCGTCTGTCGACCTGTTGCGCACCACGCTGATCACCCGTGGGCACATCTTACCGACCAGGACTCAACGCGATTCAGATTGCAGGATCCTGAATCACGGTGAATATCTGGTTAGTCTGCTGTCCCAAGATGATCAACTGATGGACTTCCTCTTCGGAGTGATTGAGGGCGAAGGCCGCTTTTCTGGCATTCGAGTCTCGTCTACCTTGCAAAAGGTAGATCCTTTCGATGGAAGCGAGTCGGTGAGCTATATGATTTACGACATCCCGTTCGGTCGCAATATCGACTTATATGTCGATACTGTGAAGTTTGTTTGGCTCGCTCATGGATTTACGGCCGCTTTTGATTTTATCAAAGCAGCCGGTCTCTATGAGTGGTCGAACAATAACTCCGAGGCCGCGCGGGTGAAGTATATCGATGGCTTAGTTCTCTTGACCCAGAAGAAGCTTCGCCAGTACGGAACTAAATACTCCGATATGGCGGAATTCTTTGCTGACGCCAGGGCGTCGAAAGACCTCCATGGCACAGCTTAATCTGGTTCTGGGAGACCTACCGAGTTGGATAGGTTTTTACCTTCCACTACTAAAAAAGGAAAGCCTAAAATGGCTGTTTCATTGACGTCCCCCGTTACTGGGGGTGCCCAAACTGGTTTCACGGCCCCGACGTACACTCATGTCCTGGATGCTGCTCAGGATACGAATGGACGACAGTACGCTGTGACCGCCCTGGGAGGTACGCAAGCAGGTGTGCGGGCCCATGCTCCATCGGACCCATTTACCTTCCTCATTGTGAGGCCCAAAGTTTTTAAGGCTTTGGGAAAACCACATCCTGTCACAGGTCAATTGACCAGCGTTCCGAAGAACACCTTCCTGATCAAGATTGCGAAAGGAGCACTTCCTCTCGCAGGACAGCCGGCGAGTGTGATGAACATTCGCTGTCTGCTCGAGATCCCGGCAGGTGCGGACACGGCAGATCCGGCTAACCTACGTGCAGCTATTTCGCTGCTCGTTGGTGCTCTAACCCAAGTTTCAGCAGGGTTAGGTGACACCTTGGTTAACGGCGTCCTCTAAATCGTAAAGATTGAGAGGAGGTACCGTGGACAAGAGGAGTGGTTTGATTGCCCTCATCGCTGCAGTTATCTTCGTTTCCTTCAATCCTGGCATTTTCTGCGAAGCAGAGAATGTTAGTTGCGAAGGTTGGGTGAGTAAAATAACCCGTCAAACGGAATAACTGCGCAAAAGGAGCGAGGTATGCAAACATTTGCTATCGCGTTTCAACACCTTCAAGCTGACCTGCCCAAAACCGACCACATCCTAACATCGGATATGGATCGTCCATCGGCAGAGGCGCTGTGGCTTCGCAATTCGTTCCTCAAGAAATATGAGGACGCGAAAAGCGTTGATGCGGACCCTAAGGCGCTCGAGCTCTTTTTACGGAGCAATGAGCGCTGTAGGTTGTTCGCATTAAACCCGCAGTACCTCTTTCAGGACGTACTTATCGAGGAGGTCAAAAGCCTCTTCGATTCGTACTTTCACGATGGCCCAAACCTGACATTAGACCTAAGAGAAATTTCTCAAGGTTTTATGACAGGCCCGGGGGCCAGTAGAGGAGTGATATCGGATAACTTTTACACAAAGTTATTTGATTCAGACCTGACTGGCACAAGCGATCGGCTTTACCGGGACTACCGGTGCGCTATAGTTGACTGGCCTACGTGGAGAACCGCTGAAATTGCGCGAGAGCACCACGTTGGGCACACTATAGTAGAGGGCAACCGTCTTTCATTTGTTCCTAAAACGACGGCTATTTCGCGTACAATCTGTACCGAACCCAATCTTAACATGCTTTTTCAGAAAGGGATCGGATCCTTCCTTGAACAAACTCTTGCCAGACGTTTCAATCTTTATATGTCTGATCAGCAGTTTGTGAATCGGAGGATGGCGCGTCTTGGTAGTATAGATGGATCATTTGGTACCATCGACCTATCATGCGCGTCTGACAGTGTGTCTCTCAATCTTCTCAAGGAGATTCTACCACCTTATGTATACAGGTGGCTGGCTCATACGAGGAGCCCTTATGCCATCCTTCCAAATGGCAAAAGGATTGAGCTACACATGGTATCGTCTATGGGGAATGCCTTTACTTTTCCCCTACAAACGCTACTATTCGCGTCCATAGTTGTTGCTAGCTACGGGATTCTGGGCATTCCGCTCATGGACCGTTCCTCAAAGACCATGAACTTCGGCGTTTTTGGTGACGATATTATTGTAGTTCGAAAGAGCTACGATTTCGTCGTCAAAGCGCTGGAGCTATTTGGTTTCGAGGTGAACGTCGACAAGTCGTTCAATACTGGCAACTTCCGTGAGTCTTGTGGAGGGGATTACTTCCGCGGGTATGACATCCGTGGAGTATACTTAAAACACCTCTCTACAAGCGCCGACGTTTACTCCATCATCAATCGTCTAGTAAGGTGGAGTGCGCGCTCTGGTATTAGATTGCACCGTACCATTCAGTATCTGTTGACATTGGTTGATTTCTTACCAGTGCCAGCTGATGCTGGTGATGCGGAAGGCATCAAAGTACCAGTCGCCCCTCCAGGGCTCCCTCGTGACAAACACACAGGTGGCGTGATATATAGCTACCTGAGTGCTAGACCGATGAGCTTCAAGGTTCCGACCGACGCTGATGAACTTCGATACTATCCGTTTTCTCAAGGGAAGAAAAGAGAAATCTTTTTCAACCCAGACGGACTGTTGACAAGTTTTGTTGGAGGTTTTATACGGAACGGACGTGTCTCGGTTAGATCTAACCGGGTCAGGTTCAAAATCCGTCGTAGAGTCACTTCAAGCTGGAGTGACCCTAACGCGGTAGGGGCTAAAGAACCCCTAGGCAGCCTCTGGAAGGAGGCTGCCGAGGCGCTACTAAGTTAGTAGCGCACACCCACAAGAGGATTAATTCCTC